TGGACCGGCAACGGGGCGACGAACCGCACCATCCCGCACAGCCTCGGAACGGTGCCCGGCCTGATCATCGTCAAATGCACCAGCAGCGGATCGACCGTGTGGGCCGTCCATCACCGCAGCTATTCGCTGCCGCTGCGCCTCGACACGACGGACGCAGGCACCGCATCGGGCACCATCGGCGGCACCAGTATGCACACCGACACCGGGTTTCTCGTCCTGCCATCGTCGGGCAGTGGCGCGCACGTCAACCAGTCGGGCAGCAGCTATGTGGCTTACCTGTTCGCCCACGATGACAGCGCGTCGGGCGTGGTCCAATGCGGTAGTTACACCGGCAACGGCAGCGCCACCGGGCCGACCGTCGCGCTTGGCTGGGAGCCGCAGTTTCTCCTGATCAAGCGCGCCAGCGGTATCGGGAGCTGGCACATGTTCGACGCCGCACGTGGGATGAGCGTCGGCGGGACCGAGCCATCGTTGAAGGCCAACTCGGACGACGCCGAAACGGCGGTGGACTACATCGCGCCAAGCAGCACCGGCTTTCAGATCAAGACGACCTCGACCGAAGCCAACGCCAGCGGCTCGACCTACATTTACGCAGCCATCCGAAAGGCGACCTGATGACGCTCCAGCGGGTGACTTTTCGGCCGGGGATTATCAAAGACGATGCTCCTTTGGCGAGTGAGGGCGGGTGGGTGGACTGCGACAAGATCCGGTTCCGGCAGGGTCAGGCGCAGACCATCGGCGGCTGGGAGCGCGCCAGTGCGTCGCCGGTAACAGGCGTCTGCCGGGGGCTTCATGCGTGGTCGGGTGGCGATGGTGCGGCGCGCGTCGGGATCGGCACGCATAGCGCGCTGTGGGTCTACTACGGCGGCGGCTTGAGCGACGTTACCCCGGTGGGGCTGGCCGCTGGCTCCCAGGACGGCACCGGAGCGGCGGGCTTCGGCACCGGCGCTTATGGCGTCGGCACGTTCGGGACTGCCTCGAACGTCGAGTATTTCCCGCGGACCTGGAGCATCGCCAATTGGGGCGAATATATGCTCGCCTCGCCGAGGGGTGGCACCCTGTACGAATGGACAGGCAACACCGCGACGCCTGCGGCGGCCGTGACCGGGGCCCCGGCTCGCATCGGCTGCATGTGGGTGACCGCTGAGCGCATCGTCATGTGCGGCGGGTCTACCGTGTTTGGGACGTCGGACTTCAACCCGATGATGCTTAGGTGGTCGGATCAGGAAGACGATACCAACTGGACGCCATCGGCTGCCAACCAGTCGGGGGACCTGATCCTGGCGCACGGCGGCCGGATCGTGCGCGGGCTGGCGTCGAGGAAAACAAACCTAGTTTGGACCGATACCGCGCTGTATTCGCTCTCCTATTTGGGCGATCCCATTTTGGTCTACGGCGCTGAACTGCTGGGCGTCGGCTGCGGCCTGATCGGCCCCAATGCGGCGGTCGAGGTCGGTGGCGCGGCGTACTGGCTGAGTTCGTCGGGGGAGTTCTTCGTCTTCTCGGGCGGTGCGCCGCAGATCATCCCGTGCCCGGTCAAACGGCACGTCGGCGACAACCTGAGCTGGGTCCAGGCTGACAAGGTATACGCCGGAAGCAATAGCGCCAACAATGAAGTCTGGTGGTTCTACCCCGACCAGCGGGACGGGAACGAGTGCTCGCGGTATGTCATATATAATTACGCCGAAAACCACTGGAGCATCGGGACGTTCGACCGCACGGCCTGGGCCGATGCCGGGGTGCTCCAGCACCCGATTGCCACGGACAGCAGCGGGTATCTGTACTTTCACGAGCGGCTGGCGAGCGCGGACGGTGGCGTGATTACGGCCTTCCTGGAGAGCGCCCCGAGCGACATCGGCGACGGTGACGCGCTGATGGCGGTCCTGCGCGCGGTCCCGGACTTTGAGGACATGCAGGGAACCGTCGAAGTCCGGCTGCGCGGACGGCAGTTTCCGGCCGGGGCTGAACGGGAGCACGGACCGTTCGTGGTCCTCCCGTCCACAGAGAAGATCGACATGCGGGCGAGTGCTCGGCAGATGGCGCTCAGGATCGACAGCGCGTCAGCCCCGTCATTCTGGCGGCTGGGGGCGCTGCGCCTCGACATGACGCAAACCGGGGCGAAGAGGTAGGACATGGCACTGAGTGTAACGAGCACGACCCCGACCGGCTGGGCAGCGGACGCGGCGAAATCCAACTGGCAATTCGCGCAGGGGGTCGCCAACAAGCCGTTCCAGCCCTACACCGGCAACATGCTGGCGGGGTGGTCCCCGGCTCAGCAGACTGGGTACAACACGGCGGTTTCGGCGGCGCAGAACAATGTCGGCCTGGGGGCCATGCAGGCCGGGCAGAATGCTGCGCAGGGGGCCGCAGCCTTCCAGGCGCAACAGGTGCAGCCGGGCGGCTACCAGCCCTGGATGCAGGAGTACACCGGGACGCAGGCCGCCAACGCTGGCACCGGCTGGCTGCAGGGCACGGCCAACGCCGGATCGGGCTACATGCAGCAGGCCGAAGCGCCGATTAACCCGGCGCTGATGGGGGCCGCACAGATGCAGGCCGCCCAGGGCGGGAGTGCGGCGCAGGCGCAGGCCGCAAGCATGCAGGCCGCCAACGCCGGGCCTGCCGCCCAGATGCAGGCAGCACAGATGGCGGCGGCTTCCGCTGGGCCCGCTGCGCAGATGACGGCAGCGCAGGCGCAACTGGCGCAGATGCAGGCGGCACAGATGGCGCGCGGCGACGTGCGCAACGTCGCCAGCCAGAACTTCACGGACGCCAATCTTGGCGCTTACATGAACCCGTACACGTCGAGCGTGATCGACGCGAGCATGCAGCAGCTCGGGCGGCGGAACGACTTGCTGAACAACCAGACCAACGCCAGGGCGGCAGCCGCTGGGGCGTTTGGCGGATCGCGCCAGGCGGTGGCGAACAGTGAGAACAACCGCGCCTATCTGGACACCGCCGCGCAGACCATCGCGGGCCTCAACAACACCAACTTTGCGCAGGCGCAGGCGGCCATTCAGACCGACCAGCAGCGGGCACTCAATGCCCAGCTTGCCAACCAGCAGGCTGATTGGAACGTCGGGAACCTAAACACCGCCAACCGGCAAAACGCCGGTCTCCAAAACATGCTCGCCAGCAACCAGATGTCGCAGTACAACGCGACTAATAGCCAAAACGCATCTCAGTGGAACGCTGGCGCAACTAACCAGCAGAACCAGTACAATGCGGGGTTGTCGCAGGCCGCCAACCTCCAGAACAGCAATCTGGCGCAGGACGCCTCGGCCCGGAACATGGGCGCGCTGAACGATCGCTCGGCCCTGAACGCCAATTTCCAGCAATCGGCCAACGCGACCAACGCCGGGTTCCAGCAGCAGACCGGGCTTTCCAACGCCGCCGCGACCAACGCGCGGGCCGATTTGAACACCCAGCTCCAGCAGCAGGCCAACCAGACCAACGCGGGCTACTCCCAGGCTTCCAACGCCGCGAACCAAGCCGCCGCGAACCGGGCCGCCGAATTCAACACTACCAATGCGCAAAACGTCCAGGCCAGCAACCAATCCGCTGCTAACGACATGGCTCGTTACAACGCAGGGCTGTCACAGCAGGCGATGGCCGGGAACCAGGCGGCTGCAAACTCGATGGCGCAGTTCAACGCGGGGAACCAGCAGCGGGCCAACGAGCAGACGGCGGCAGCCGCCAACGCGGCCTATGCCGGGCGGGCCAATGCGGCCAACTCGGCTGGGCAGTTCAACGCGGATCAGGGCTTGCGGGCTCAGCTCGCCAATCAGCAGGCGGGCCAGAACGCGGTGAATACTCAGCTCTCGGCGGCCAATGCTTTGAACGGCATGGGCCTGGATCAGCAGCGGCAGCAGTTCAACAATTCCCAGGCATTGATGCAAGCTGGCGGGGCTTATCAGGCGCAGGATCAGGCCGCACTCGACGCTCAATACAATCAGTGGGCTCGAGAGCAGAACTACCCGATGACCCAGTTGGGCATCCTGCAACAGGGTTTGAATGGCTACTCCAGCGGCAATCAGCAGGTGGCGCCGGGGGCGAGCAGCAACACAATGGCTAACGTCCTGGCGGGCGGCCTGGGCGTCGGCTCGGCGCTCTACAACGCGCCGCAGCTCATCAGCGGGGCCAAGGCCGCCTGGAACGCGCTGCCTGA